ACCGATGTAGGATTGTATAATGCAGACTCAAGCACAGTTACGGCTGTCGATGATGATGCTTATGCTTCAGCGATTACCGATCTAAGAGCTGCTGTTACTACAGGTACAGAGGTTGCTTTTGAAGCAAGAAATATTAACACTATGGGCCAAAAGGTATGGGAAGATGCTGGCCAGTCATCAGATCCGGGCGGATATTATTATGTCGGTCTAAAGTTTGATGCTGCTGGAGATACAGCAGGAGACCTATCTTTTGTCATCACATACGTTGTTGATTAATAGGTAACATGAAAGGGGAGTAGCGTTAGCACTCCCTTTTCCTTACAAGGAATTTATTATGGCATCAGAAGTAGATATAGCAAATTCAGCACTTAACATGATAGGTGCATCAAACATTAACTCATTAACAGAGGATAGTGTTGCAGCAAGGATTATGAACCAGCGTTACGAGTTTGTAAGAGATGCAGTTTTTCGTTCTCATCCTTGGAACTGTTTAGTGCGTAGAGCATCTTTAGCAAGAAACACTACAGCTCCTACATGGGGATACGAGTATGCGTATAATTTACCTACCGATCCGTTTAGTTTACGAGTTTTGCGTTTAGAAAAACTAGACATTGATTACAAGGTAGAGGGAAGAACAATCGTTAGTGATGAAGAAACTATGAAAATAAAATACATAGCAAGAATTACTGATCCTAATGAATACGATACATTATTAATGGAAACAATCTCTGCAAGATTAGCAGCAGATACTTGTTACAGTATTACAAACAGCAACAGTTTAGTTGCAAGTATGTATAGTTTGTATGAAGCAAAATTAAAAGAAGCACGATTTGTTGATGCCACAGAAGGTATGCCCGGAGTTGAGGGAGCCGATTTAGGAGTGGTACAAGCGGATACATTTATTAATTCGAGATACTAAATGACTTATACTAGTCCTAGATATACTAACTGGACAGCAGGAGAATTAAGCGACAGGCTTGATGGTAGAACTGATTTAACCAGGTACTTTAATGGAGCCAAATCCTTAGAGAACTTTCTTGTATATCCTGCTGGTGGTGCAGCTAGGAGACCGGGTACAAAATTTATTCATGAGGTAAAAGTAAGTGCAAATGCAGCACGACTAATTCCTTTTGAGTTTAACACCACAACTGCAAATACGTATGTATTAGAGTTTGGTAATAACTATTTTAGAGTGTATCAGGATGGTGGTATTGTTACAGAAAGCGGTAAAACTATATCTGGTGCAACCGAAGCTAACCCTGTTGTTATCACAGCAACATCGCATGGCTTTAGTAATGGCGATCATGTTATTATTGGCAGCGTTGCAGGCATGGTAGAACTCAATGGAGTTACAGGAATAGTTGCAAACAAAACAACAAACACTTTTGAATTAACAGATGTCGATGGTACGAATATTAATAGCACAGGGTTTACTACTTACACTTCCGGAGGTACCGCAAGTAAGATAGTAGAAGTAACTACGACATATACAACAGCACAACTACCGGAAATAAAATTTACACAATCTGCTGATGTGATGTACATAACACACAGTTCACATCCTGTTAGAAAAATATCAAGGACAAGTAACACAGCTTGGACAATCACAGATGTTACGTTTATCAATGGGCCTTACCTAGATGAGAATGCTACTACAACAACTCTTACTCCAAATGGTAGAAGTGGTAGCATTACTCTTACTGCATCGAGTAGCACTTTTGTATCTACTGATGTAGGAAGATTAGTTAAAATATATAATGGTTATACAAAGATTACTGCGTTTACTTCTGCAACTGTAGTTACTGCAACTGTGCAAACAGATGAGTTAGGGATAGCAGAGATATTACCAAGTTATGCTAGTGATACGATTAGTTTTATAGAAGGAGATCCAAGCAGCACAGGATCATCACACAATGATTTTATACGAGATAGTGATAAACAATTTGTTATAGAGGGTTTTACCGAAGGCATGACGATTACTGCAAGTGGTGCATCGAATAGTGCAAACAATAGAGACTATGAAATTGTCAAAGTTACTTCTGATGAGATTACTTTAGTTCCAGTTGATGATGTAGTTGCAGAAAGTGCAAGTAATACGATTACACTTGTTGGCAAGCTAAATGCTACCGATGAGTTTTCACTTGGAGCGTTTTCAGAAACTACAGGATTTCCAAGAGCTTGTGCTTTCTATGAGCAGCGTTTAGTGTTTGCTGGTACAACCAGTCAACCACAAGCATTGTTCTTTAGTGTCGCAGGTGATTTTGAAAACATGACTGAGAGCGATACCGATAGTTCTGCTATGAACTATACTATTGGAAGTAATCAGGTGAACAGAATATTATATCTTGCTTCTGCAAGAAGTATGGTTGTAGGAACAACTGGTGGTGAATTTGTGGTGCGAGCATCGGGTACAGACGAGCCTATTACGCCTACAAATATACAGATTAAACAACAAGCAACGTATGGAAGTGCAGACGTACAACCAGTACAAGCAGGATCGTATACTTTGTTTGTGCAGCGAGCAAAGAGAAAATTACGAGAGTTAGGATATGTGTATGACACAGATGCCTACCAAGCTGTTGATCTTACTATCTTAGCAGATCATGTTAGTGAAAATGGTTTAATAGAACTTGCTTATCAGCAAGAGCCATTTTCTTTAGTATGGGCAGCTACCGGAGATGGTAGATTAATTGGTATGACCTATCGTAGAGAAGAGCAAGTGGTTGCATGGCATCAACATAAACTAGGTGGCTCTTTTACTACAGGTGGTGTAACCACTAATCATGGTATTGTAGAAAATTTAGCGGTAATACCAGGAGAACTAAACCAAGATAATTTATACATGGTTGTAAAAAGAACAATCAATGGTGCAACGAGAAGATATGTGGAAATATTATCTGCGATAGATTTTGGTACAGATATACAAGATGCTATCTTTGTTGATAGTAGTCTAACGTATTCAGGATCTAGTACATCTAGTTTATCAGGCCTAGATCATTTAGAGGGACAAGCTGTTTCCATATTAGAAGAAGGAGCAGCTCATCCGGACAAGACAGTAGCAAGCGGAAGTATTTCAACCGATAGAGCAACAACAAAAGCTCAGGTAGGATTAGGTTATACTTCTACATTAAAAACTGTTCGATTAGAATCAGGGAGTGCAAGTGGTACAGCTCAAGGCAAAATTAAAAAAATTCATAGTGTTATTGTTCGTTTTTTTCGTACTGTGGGTTGCTCTGTGGGAACTAGTCTCGAAAATGTCGACACCATCCCCTTCAGAGACAGTTCCGATCCAACAGACACAGCAGTACCTTTATTTACTGGAGACAAAACTATAGAAGCACAACCTTCTTGGGATACAGAAGGAAGTATTGTTGTAAAGCAAACACAGCCATTACCCATGACGATTGTAGGTATTTATCCAAGGGTAGTTGTACAAGATTTTGACTAATGCGATTGATTAAGTTTATACCGGATCACGCAAGAGAGTTAGTGTTTGAAGATAAGTTATCAGTAGGCACAATGAAACCAGAACACGACTGGGAACAACACATGGAGCGTGCAGCACAGCACGATGCTTTTACAGGTGTAGAGAATGGACACATTATTGGTGCAGCAGGTTTTATTCCTATGTGGGATGGCGTTGCAGAATGTTGGTTTATAGGAAGCGACAGAATACAAACAAGATTAAAAACTGTTATAAGAACAACTAAACGTGTTATAGATAAAATGCCTTACATTAGAATGCACGCTAATGTAAAAGCAGACTGGCATGAGGCAATACGCTTTGCAGAGTTTTTAGGTTTTAAAAAAGAAGGTTTAATGAAAAAGTTTGGGCCAGAGGGTGCAGACTATATTGTAATGGGAAGGATTAAGAAATGGCAACAGCATTAATGGCAGCAGGTACAGCGATAACTGTACAAGGACAACTAGCAGCAGGGAAAGCTGCAAAAGTTACAGCGGATTACAATGCTTCTTTACAAGATAGAAATGCAAAAGCACAAGAGAGAAAAGCAGAACAGATACAACGTATCTTTTCTTTTAAAGCTCAAGAGCAAGAAGAAGATTTTAAAAAGTTAAATGATCGAACACAAATGGCTTATAGAGGTTCTGGGTGGCTTGCAACAACAGGAACTCCTTTAAAAAGAGCTTTGGCTAATTACATTAAGTTTAAACAAGATTTAAATAATCAAAAGTACAACACAGATGTTGCTGCTTTAGATAAAAGAGAAGCTGCTACTAATGCAAGACTTCGAGGAGAACTCATGCGTATGGAAGGTAGAGCAAGACAAAAGGCATCTCGTTATCAAGCAGCAGGAACATTACTTAGTGGTGCTGGACAAATTGCATTGATGAGTTAATATGAAAGTACCTGTATATAAAAGACAAGTAGATATGACTATGGAAACTGGCAGTCGTGATCTTACAGCAAGTTTAAATCCTAATGCTATGGCTGCACCTGCACTTGCACTAGCAGGAGTTGGTAAACAGATCATGAGCATTGCAGGTCAAAAGTTTCAACACGATCAAGCTGAGAAAAAAGTAAAAAATGAAAACGATGTAAACAATGCTTTATTGACTGGCATAGAACAAACAAAGCAGTTCGAACTGCAAGCTATTGAGGAAGTCAAATCAGATCCGGTGAAAGCAGAAAAAAATTTTGAAAAAAATTTAAAAAAGATACTTCCTCCATTGTTATCAACAATAAAAGATAAGAATGCTCAAGACAAGTTACGTTTTAAATTAGGAAAGTTTTTATTAGAAACACAATCTAATTTTCAAATTAAGAACGTACAAACTAAAACTGATTTTGTAGTACAAAAAAATGAGCAACTAAATAAAAGTTTTGCTCTAGGCATGATGAATAAAAATCTAGATTATGATATTAGATTAAATTCTTTAAAAGAAGTAGTAGATAATTATAAAAAACTTACAGCAAATGGTTTTCAAACATTAGCAGAAGAACAGCAAAGAATAAATACTTTTAAACAGAATACTATGCTAGAAATGTCAGTTGAGTTGTCTAGAAGTTATAAAAATCCAGAGGTAATGCTTACACAACTTCT